GTAATTTGGCGGTTTCGATATCTCCTCTCATGATATCGCTTAGAGTGTGGAAGTAAGCCAGACGAATGTATAAAGAGTTGACGATATTATTAATAATAAAAGTCAAAAGAACACCAGATGACAATGAGCCAGGGAGCTGAATCAGGCACCTATCCATAAGGATGAGGGGATTAGCAATCTCGCTGGCGATCATAATACAAGAGTTGTAATACTCAGTGGACATACGTTTGCCCTTCTTAGCAAGAAAGAACTGCTTCACTTTAATAATAACAGTAAAAGCAGCCATAATCAAAAGTACTGAGGACTTTTTGTCAAACTTGCTGAAATCACCATTAATGATGTTAGGGTGTTCAGACAAGATTTTAAAAATACGTCCCCAGGCACTGTCGAATGGGTTAACCCCACCAACAGTTTCGGACTTGAGAAAATTCTTGGTAAAGATAGACATCCACCCACCAAAGAACTTCTTACACAAAAGATAGAAACAAAGAGGTCCAATAGTAAAGATACGGATTTTTCTTTCGTCGACCTTTTCCGCAGCGCGCGGTTCGTCCTTAGGACAGGTCTGAAAAATAATTCCAAATCGTTCACCTTTACTAGCCATTTCTAGCATAGTATTGAATTTCTCTTGAGCTTCAGGATTTAACTTCATGTAATGTGGGTGGTCTGGGTGGTCAGGGTCAGAATATTCAAGATGATGATATTTCTTTCCACCTTCACCAAAACCGGCGGAAGTTTTCTTGGGCATGGGATTAGCTTCTGTATCTGGTTGACCATTAATGCAGGTCTCGAGATCCCAGATTTCATCATGCTGAAAATCTTCAATTTCACAGAGTTTGACTACTAGGTCATTAACAGCAGCATCGAGGTGTTCGATATTGATGCCAGTGACTTGCCTAGCGTAATCTCTAAGAGCATTGCGCTCAGGTGAAACCCATTTTCCATCCTTCAACGTCCCGTCAAAAACGGGAGTGATAAGGTTGTGGAAATATTCTTTGGGAAAAGTCTTAAAAAGAGGTTCCTTAAGAGGCATGTCGACAACGCTTGACTTCATTTTAGATGTGCGGGCAGTGGAAAGTGATCCATGGCATCTAATTGATCCGCGTTCCTCTGGCGGAATGTAGTAAGCGTGGTCGTGAGAGGTAAGCGGTTGAACCTCGTCAAGTTTGGCCTCAAGAACCTTGCTTCCAATGAAATCAACAGCACTCGTAGGAGATAGGACAGAGTGCTTACGAGCGACTTGGGCAATGCCGCGTTCGATTGATTCTTGATCGACAATGTGGTACGCAACAATGTGTGCAGTAAGATTGGATGCAACTGCAATACCATTGATATGGTGAAGGTTTCCAACCTTAGAAACTAAAGGCGTACCACAGTGACCGCTATGAGTGTCATTGAAATATCCTTGAAATACCGGGCATTTGTAAGTTTCACCAGTAATGTGTTTGTCAGGATACGAAACCACATTGAAAGCTCCTCTAAAGTTGACTTTAGTCATGGAGTGAGGAGAATCTCTAGTGCGGTAAAGATTGTACCCAGTAACAGTGCTGGCTGAGCCGCTGTACTGTGCTTTCACAGGAAAATGATCAGTAACGTCAACAAAACAGTTCAGGTCGACAAGTTTAATAATGCCGAGGTCTCTGCTAATGCGGGTGCACAGCTTATGACTTCCATGCATTACATGCTCGTCAGTCACAGACATACCTAAAGAGGTTTCGTTAAAGCGGATAACAGAGCAACTAGCTTTACCCTCAGCAAAATGCCGGAGAGTGTGCCAGACGCCTACTGCATACTGATCACGAACGCCAAAGAGGTGTGTGCGCATAACCTTGTTAGTGCCATTGATGCGAAATTCGGCAACTATAAGGTTACGACGAACACGGCGCTCTACAATGTCAGAAGGAGATTGAGATTTGACTCCAGGCTCTATGAACCCTTCGTCACGGTCCCAACGATTACCCTCTAACTTACCAGATGGTTTGCTCCCGATGAGCTCCTCCGTAATGGCAGTAGCCTGATATAATTTAGGCTGATCTGTACTGTCAGTAGGAAAGACAATGTCGGGGAACTTATCGGTAAAGTAGGGAAACGTATCTTCTTCTTCTTCCTCTTTGGGAGGTGAGGAATTAGCGGACTGGTAAACCTTGAGAGCGATGACACCAGAGACAACGGCAATAAGAACGTAAAGTCCTTGACTGCCCCTGACTATCATTTCTTCGCGATACTTTGCGTAGCGAGAAACAACGGAATCAAGGCGATCTACCAGATTTGTAGCGGTATAGATATCCTGTTGTATAACCATTCTAGATGCGTGGTAGTGGTCGAGCTTGGCGTCCACCCACGAAATGGCTTTAAAGGGAGAAAAGACAACAGCAAGGAATGAATATATCATAATCCAGAGAGTATCAGAAGCATCGAAAACAAACCGTGTAAAATTATATGGTACAGTAACGGCTGTAGAGTCATCGGATGTGGATTCTAATTCAGTCCAAATATTGGGAGGATTGCATTCTTTGCATTTATCAGCTTTGAAAAACCCATGAGGACAGGCTTCAAATTTGATGGAATCTACGTATGCACGAGTGTCAATGAGACCTCCTTTGCGAGAACGATGAATAATAGCTTGTTCCAAAATATAATCGCTAACCTCGCGGTAGGAAATCCATTTCTGGTCAAGCGGAGTAAAACCCCGGCCTCCTGAGTTGGAAACCATAATTCTAAATTCAACGGCACAAGTGCGGTCTGTCTCTGCATATAACTTCTCTAGATCAATACCAAGTTGGGAAATAGTTTGACCTTGGGAATCGGTTTGAGTTTTACCAAAACCGTCTTTGACGCGGACTTCAATGCAGCAATGAATGCGGCGAGTGAAAGCGTCAACGGCTTCGGCGGCAAGGTAATTCTTTATGCCAAAAAGCTCAACATTGGATATGCAAACATTAACGTGGGGTCGGTAAAGGTCTTTGCCCTTATCGTCGACGCCGGCACGGTTAATGTACCAATTGCCTTCACCAAGGATATTGGTGATGTTGGTCATGATTTGGTTGTCTTGATCTTTGTCTGACTTAGCAGCACCCATCTCGTCGAGAACGACGGCGACGTGGCGCTCGGGCTTGTAGGCAGACAAAAACTTATCGCACTGATTAACAGTAACAATGTAAGGCTTAAAATCATCTAATTCCTCGGCAACGAGGTTAATGTCAAGACCAAAAAGAGCTTTACAAATAAATGCATCAGCGATCCAAGTAGACTTGCCAGTACCAG